ACGTAGCGTATTTGAGCAGTTGGAAGATAATTTCTTCTGTCATCTTCTGCGTGAAGAAACTTGTGATAATGGCTTTTACGGATGTTGTCAATATTGGTACTAAAAACGGCATTTAACTCCTTTTCATCATTTCTAATTGTTTAGTCTGTTCAATTTCTCTCTCAATGTTCTCAAGTCTCGCAGAAACGCTTGCCATGTGACCAGAACATTCTCCTGAGATTGCTACGAACTTATCAAAATTCTCTTTCTGTATAGCACGATTCATTTTGTCCGTCCGAAAAGTCCAGACTCCAAGACAGACGATGATTGCTCCAGCAAACCCCTGTTTGAGGATCAAATTAATCACATCATCAAGTGCGGTATTTACGTTGCTCTTTTCCTCTACAGGGTGCGGTGACGATCTATAGTTATACTGGTCAAAATTTGGTGGTTCTGCATTCAACTCCATCGCAAAAAAGAAATAAATACCTGCTAAGAGAGATAGGACGAATATCAACAATCCATTTATTAATTTTGAGTTCATTAAGGTTTCTCAGGCCAGCTAATATCATCTGGATCAGCATTATCTGCTGGCACGTCCCTGAGTTTCTGCCTGTATATCTGCATATCACCGGAGACTGTATTATCTGACAGTGCCAGATAGTCTGTTTCAGCTAATTTCCTGTCTCTATCTCTACGAACTGTTGTCCACTTGTCTGCCAGCAATCGGACATTTTTGTCCGAATCGTTACCCTTGAAATGTGATTTAACATACACTTTAGGGTCTTGACTCTTTCCATCTATGTCTAGAACTTCCTCACAGTTTACCTTAGAGTCTGACCATGTGATGTTGTAGACTCCTTCTGCTTGATATTCACTTAACTGATTCAGTCTTTCCTGTACGTTCTCATCAGTACATTCAACGATTGTGAAGTCTTCAGAAGGATAGGTGACTAAATCATGACCATTATCATCCTGAGTTGTGATTGTTGCTAACCAAGCCCAGTATTCAGAACCACTCAACCCTTTAGCCATCCTTCTGCATTGCCATTCATCTTGTTCAACTTGTTGAATTACATTTGATTTGTGTGATATAAACATTAGACCTTATCTATTGTAAAATTGTTATAGAGAGCAGAAGCTCTGAAAGAGGCAACATTAATTGTTATATAATCACCTCTTTTTAAATTGAAAGTTCCACTATAATTAATTAATCCTCTTGCGCCAGAATCCGGATCTGACTCGATCCTTGAAACCTGAGTTCCATTGATATAAATTTTTGTATCTCCGACGTCTCCAGCACTATATGTATGTCCAAATAAACCAATTCTATATTGTCCTGCTTTTAAACAAATTATTCTGTCATAACCAATCGCAAAATCTTTATTATAGTAGTCACCCCCAAACTGGGTACCTCTCCATTTATCATAACTTAGATCGCTGGTGCCTGTAACATTATCAGTGTGTTCTGCTGTAAAAACACACCCATTCCCAATATAACTCACATCTCTTGTTACCTCATCCCATGTCTTACCATCAGCAGTAACCACCAGATTAGTCTGTTCCATGTTTCGATCACCTCCTACTAACTCATGCAGGAAGGGTGTTTCAAAGGTCTGGTAGTGGGATGATGTGTGGATTGGGGTAGCTACTTCAAGCCAATTTATTGATATATGACCAGTAGATCCTGAATTATGAAATTTTATACCATTTAAACCTAGAGTCTGACCTGATATTAGTCGTTTTGCTCCATGAGTAGTCCCAATTTCAGTAGCAATTGTTACACTAGTTGAATTTATATACTCACTTATAGTTCCTGAGCCTGTCTGTCCTTCATATCCTCTCCAAAAAGTTTCTTTGCCGAAATACGGCAATTGGTATTTTGTACCATCATTAGCGCTATTCCTATAAATATGTGAAGCTAAAAAGTTTGTGTTATATTGGTAGGTGGGTGTTGCACTTGAATCATAAAATATATCCCTACTGGAATTTAGCATCCTTACACCCTTAGAAACGGTACTAATACCAGTACCAGTTTGAGCAACAAAATCTGCCATCAGCATATAGTCTGCAATAACTACTGCATCTTCTGGAATCGGAGGCATCTTAGGTTGGTGGATGGTTACATCTGCGTATGGCCCGTGATCGTAAATACAATTATCTGTTGCATCCGTCCATTCTTTTACCTCAACACCATCTATGTACCATTTTCCTGCTGCAGTACCTCCATCTTCTACTTCTATTTTTAAAATATGAGTTCCATAAGGAAGATTTTGAGCTATTGTATCCCGAACAAAAGTACCTGCGTAGCTGTTGCCATCCATACCAAACCCAGTACCTATAAAAGTAATATAAGCATCTTTGCCAGCCGAATTTCTAATAAGACCATGAGTAGAATTATAATAATAAGCGTCTGCTGATAATGAAGTAAGACCATCATCCATAACATAGGCTATGTCATCTACAGTATTAATCATACTTGCATCTGCATAAGTACCATCTGTTCCAGCATTAGCCGCACCATTCCCAAACTCTCTCCAATGGAATGTCTTTGCAACTTCTGCTTGTGAGTGGTCTATTGCTTGATCTGTAAATGTTGGTAAGTATTGAGTATTAGCAACAGCCGCACTTGTAGTTCCTGCTGAATCATCACCTTTTTCGTTGGAAGCAGTTGAGGATAGATTACGAGCATTCGGTGGCATCATGTTTACTGAACACTTTAGAGTGCCACTAGAGTCTACCCACCAAACAACTCTGCCACCATTGTAAGGTTTATAGTAATTCGTTGAAACCCATGCTGATAAACCTAGTGAGGTTGCAGTATCTATATTAGCACTAGACCCTGTTCCTACAGGCCATGCAGTACCATTATGTGCGCCAGAAGCCCATGCAGTTGAACCATCAGTCTTAAATGCAAATGGATTGTAGTGTGGTGTCCCTGAGACTGTAAACTTCTTTCCGTATGAGACTACATTCTGTGAGGGTATCTGTATCTGTGATTTGGTTGCAGTTGATGTGGTGTCTTGGGCTATTAGTTCTATGCCGGAAATATATAGTGTGCCTGCAACTCTTGTTATTTTTATAGTATGTATTCCAAGAGCTGTGTCTGAAGATAATGAAGAGTTAGAAGTTAAATCCACATTAACTATTGAACCTCTATCAACATATCTACTACCTAAAGGAGTACCACAAGAAGCAGAATGTGCGTGGGCAGAGTGTGCTTGAACACCATCCACATGAACTTGAGTGGTTTTTGTTTCACTATCTGATCTAACCCTCATATTAAAGCCATTGAAATAACCAGTAACTTCAAAAAATTGAGTAGTGGCATTCATAAAGGTATATACACCATTAGAATCATTAGTTAGCCAAGCCGGTAGCATATTAACAGTTCTAAACCATTCCCTACCATCAACAGAACAAACATCTAAACCATGAGTTGCAGTCTCTTGTTCCAATATTTGTACTGATCTTATATCATGCCTCTGACTCCCAAAGTGTGCGCCAATTCTAGGGTCTTTGATGGGCTTGGAACCTTTGATGTCTGTGTAGTAGTACATCCTTCCGTCAGACTGTACTGTTCCATATTTACTTGAGGCAACAGTAGAACTATTTGGGCCAGTTGTACTTGCAGATAATGACGTTGAGCCATCCACCATTACATTAGCAACCGCAGGATACAGAACGTCAGGGATGATGTGTGGTTTTACACCGACAGTTTCCGTTTCTGCTAAACTTTCGTCTATCTCTGCTAAACCTTCGTCTATCTGGTCGATTGCGTGATTGACCATTGACCCCCACTTCTCAGCAGTATTTTCTCCGCCAATAATAGGTTTCAGGATATTCGAATTTGCAGAAGTATTAAATCCAGAGTTGCTAAATTCTTCTCCGTGAGTTCCTCCACCAGAACTGTAATAATACAGAGTGTCAGTGGTACTACCAGAAGTAACTATGGTAGTCTTTGCTCCAGCCTGTCCTGCTGTTCCGGTTTTAGTAACTCCGGTTGTGTACTCTGACGATCCTGAGTTGTTCGATGTCGCTGAGAACTGAAGAATATGACCAGAGTTTGAGGCATCTGCTTGATCGAAAACGTATGTGTCTCCGTCCCGAAATGTCAGTTTCGGTGCTACTGCTCCGTCAATCGTGAACTTACCAGATGCAACTTTTACTTCGTATGTTATCGTACTCATAAGTTCCTAGAATGAAGGGTGTTTTGCTAAAATAATGTAGTTTACGACCAGATATGGTTGCATTATGTTGTGAGATGCATCACCGTCCGGTTGGTCATTTGTTGTCGTGATCCGAGCAGGATTAGTCTGAGTAGTCGTTATTCCGGTTGTTTTTGCATCAGTAGTCAAACTATGGTCGTGGTCTGCAATGGTGATTCCAGTGTCTGCAGGGTCTGATGTCCATGTGCCATCTACCCCACCAGCAGAATCAATATCAAGTCGATATGTTCCAGAACCACTAGACCAATCATTAACATATTCCGCAGTATGAGAATGACCATCATCAGTTATTACGAGTGATTTCATTCCGGTTTTACCCCCTGTCTGATCACCAACATGGTAATGAGTCGTGGTAGCATCAATCGGATGTATGTGACCATTATCTGTGATTGGATGCTGGTGTTTCGGAATTTGTGTATCTGTCAGAGTGTGCGTTTCTGTACCTCCTGTAGTTGTCGAAATTGCTCTCGCAGACCTTACATTAACAGAACCATTATCAATGACGGACGCATTATAACCAATCGGAACTCTTGCTCGTAAATCTGGAAGATTGAAATGCGTTGAAGCATTACCTCCATTTCCGTAAGTTATTCCAATCACTCCGTATAAATCTGGATAATTATTTTGTATTAATGCTGAACCATCACAGACTAACCAAGTCCCTCCATTTGTAGTTGCTGTTGGTGCAGTACCATTTCCTTTGGTATACATCTGAACTGATCCAATCGGAAGTGCAAGAGCAAGCAACTCCGTCAGTTTGTCGAGTCCAGTATTGAGTGTACCACCCCATGTGTTGCGGTATCCGCCAACAGTGGGTTTTTCTACTGCAAAATTAGTTGTAGTTGCCATGATTTAGTCTATTATTTGTGTTGTCCATGTTGAATCCGAAACAATTTGTCCGTCCCATGCGATGAATCCGTAAATTGAAACTTCTGTAGGGATTGAATCACTTCCAAAACCAGCCCAAATGAAGTTTGGACGATCCTCAGTAACTGTTGAAGCGTATATTGAAGTTGTTCCACCTTTTAATAAACCACCAAAATCGGTCAGAGACGATGTTGACTCAACTTCCGAGTGTGGACTTTCCCAGACTGCAACTCCGAAAGACGAAACTGCCGTGCTGGCATCGGCATCAGCAAAAGATTGCATGACACCTTTGCCGAAGGTTCCCTCACTAAATTTTGCACCACCAAACCCTAACCCAGTGTCCATATCAGTCTAGGGTTATCTTTATCGTGGAGGCATTGAACTTAAAAATATCTCCATCGTTGACAGTTTTTGTCGTAGTAGTGGAAAAATCCGATTTTTGCAGATTTTGATATGCCACCAAGTTTCCGGAAGAAACAGCATCATAAATGCCGACCCAACCGACAATCCCCCAATCAGCAGTAGCAGTTGGGAAGGTGATAGCACTTGTATTCGTTGCTAGTGCTGTCCCTGTGCCAGTGATCGTGAATGCACAAATTTGCCTAGCGTATGAGCCACCAGAAACCTCAGTTCCACTAGCAGAATCCGATGGAGTTGCTGTCAATAATCCAACATACCAATTAGTAGGTTTGGTGTATGTTGTAGAACCAAAAACGTGATTCCATATTTTGTCTTCAAGATAATTCGTTAGTCCTGCCATGATATTTTATCCAAATGGTGTAAATGATATGGATGGAGTAGAACCAGAGAATTTGGCTTGCTCATCCGATTTTTTAATTTGCTCTAAAATCTGGTTATATTTTCCAGCCCAAAGACCAATACGTTCATCTGCTTGGAGATATGGAGCAGAGTGCATCAATGATCCATATAAATACGCATCTGGATGGTCTGTAAGTAACCAGTTGACTCCATCTGTATCTGCTGAAGATAACGCTGGAATCTTCTGGTAATAAACTATTTCGATTGTGTAATCTCCATCTGGTACAGGTGCGAACTCAATTGAGTCCTGCATTACAGAATAATACAGTGGTTTTCCAGTAGAGTCACCTGCTCTATGAATATCCAGATTTTGCAGGTTCTTGTAAGTTAAAGGAGTAACAGGATCAGTCAATAGATCAATATTACGCATTCCTAGAAAGTCAGCAGGTAGTTTCACATACTGACTATTGATTGGCGCACGACTCCTAATGGACATATCTC